TCATTCTCAGTATAAATAAAAAAACATCGAGGATTACCTATAACATCTTCTTTTTTTATACCATGATATAATATTAAAGGCATTACATTTGTTCCTTATTTAATTGTGAGTACCACACCATAGGGGGATTTTTTGCTTCTGATGCAACCTTGTGATGTAGTTTTGAGTTAGACCAACAATGACTTTTAAAATTACAAAAACTACAAGTAGTGTTTAACACTCTATTTCCTGTTGACTTTCCTCTAAATCTTTCTGGAACATCTTCTAGCTTCTGTAGTGGAATACTTTTATCTTTTAACGCATTTATGTTATATGAAGCTACAGCCAATGCAGATGCACGTTCATCATCTTGTATATTTGGTGCAGGACATATTTGTATTTCTCCAGATGATTTGTTAATTACTATCCAACCACCAAAAGGTTTATTATCTGCCTCTGCGTATAAATATCCTTGCACTACATAACCAAAAGGATCGTTGTCTTTTACACGAGTGTAGCTTGAAAATTTACTGGTGTAAGCGTAGGGGCTTGCAGTTTTAATATCCCAAACCTTACCATCAATAATTATATCAAGCGTACCTTTTAATTGTACGCCTTCAATCTCTAAAGTTACAGGTTTTTGATAATCTTCTACATTAACTCCTGCTTCTTTCATTTCTATATAAAGCAAAACTTCAAGCAGATCTCCAAATAAAAATCTGTTTACTGCGTTGTACTCCATTGTCTCCGTTTTTATTTTATCTCTTTCTAGTTGTTGCTGACACAAGGGTTTACCAAGTCCAGACATTCTCATAGACCAGTCTTTTTTCTTATCAGTAAATTGTTTTTCTAGAGCTTTTGCACACTCATCTTTAAAAAAAGAAATAGAATCGGGGGAAATATAGGCATCCCCCGAAACTACTTTTTGTAAATAAAGTTGTAAATACTCCTTAATAAGATTATTCATCTAATGAGTCAACTATCTCCACATCTTCAAAGTCCTTGCGAGACTCCTTGTACTTTTCTTCAATGTCAGAATTATGAAGATTGACTATATCCATAAAGCTCTCAAGCAATGGCACATCTCCTTTTGGAACAAATTCAACACTATCTTTAACTTCAATGTTGGCTTTGTAAAAAATGTTACCACCATACTTTTGCTTTACTGTCGTTAAGAGTGCTCGTGTATTAAACAACAGTTTGCCTTGCTTTTCTAGGGTTTTAATCCAATCGCTGACAGGCATAAAGTTACTTCCCTTTGCATACCACGCATGAGGAATAGCTTCTGCGTTGCCAGATAAAGCTACTGTTCCATAAATAATTTGCGAACACTTAATACCTGCTTGGAGTGTCCTTGCAGGGTCGTCTGGAGCAAGAAGATCTAACTCTTTTCGATCTATCTTACCACATTTCAGTCCACCTGTAGTATCAAAAAACTTATCTCCAAATGATGATGCTTGGATTGTCATTGACGAATACGATTGTTGTCCTTGATCCCAAACACTATACATATATCTTCGTAAAAAAGGTCGAAAGATAACAGTATCGCTGTGAACTGTTTCACCATTTGCATCTCTTACACGCCACTTTCCACGAGGAAGGCTATTGCCGTCATCATCTTCAGTATTGTGCTCAATCGAAAGTCTAGGTAAATACGCCTTAGTGCTTTCGCTTGATGTAGACGACAGATCCTTTTGACCTAACATTGCCATTAGTGTATCTGTGTCTATTTCTTTTGCTGTCACCAAATCTTTTATATTTGGCGTTTCTGCTACTGCTACGTCTGTCATATTATTGCAACTCCTTTGTGCTGACAGTTTCTAGGTTAGACCAATCATTACCGATTTTTAGTTCGATACCAATTGGCATATTGTATTCAACACCATACCTTCTTTGGCACTCCTTTCGTATGCCTAGCATGGCTTCTTCAAGTAAATGTATCGCTATTTCCTCTTCTTGAGGGTGTACATCCAATACTATACTATCATGTACTGTATTACAAATCAAGCTCTTTATTTGTTTTTCTTTTATTTTTTTATGTAGTGATATTAATGCAACAGGTAGTAGATCTGCGGTTGCAAACCCTTGTACCGGATAGTTTTTTATTTGTGTAGCATTAGAATATCCACCATTTGAATAACTTTTTACGTTTGGAAACTGATACTCCCTGCCTGATGGTAGGGTTATTTTTTTGCGTACAAGAGCTTCACGACCTAATCTTTTATGCCATTCTTCTATACCACTATACTTTTCAAGAAACGCTTCATAGTATCTTACTTCACTTGTCGTTCCTGTCTTGCCACCATATAGAGGTTTAAAAGTGTGTGCTTTTGCTTCTTGTCTGCTAACACCAATAATACTTGCGGTATAGGAGTGAACATCAACTTGATCTTTTACATCTTGTAAGACTTGTTCATCCTTTGCAAGAAATCCTGCTACTCTAAATTCTAACTGGCTGTAATCTCCTTCAAGTATCTTGCCACCTTCAAAGCGACTAACGATAGCTTCTCTAACAGGAAACGTAGTGCTTCTAGGCATATTCTGAAAGTTAGGATTACGAGAAGATAATCTTCCGGTAGCTGTTACACATTGCATAAACTGTGGGTGTATAAATCCATCTTTACCTGTATTGTTTTTTATACTATCTATAAAAGTATTGAGGTAAGTAGACAAAGCGTTATACCTCATATATTTTTGTAAGAACTCTCTTTCCCTTCCATGCACCTGTAACATCTTTTCTTTAATAGTTGTTATGTCTGTTTTAAATCCATGTACGGAAAGATCTTTTTCGTTTAGAGGATTAAGACCAAGACCCGCTCTTTCTTTGGTGTTCATGTAAACAACACCTCTACCAAAACACATCTTACATTTACGGGGCATACCATAAGTGCCATCTTTTTTCATAAAATCAACTGTGCCTCTACCTCTACAGGCTCTACAAGTTTTCTTATGTGTTTTTAAAAACGCACCAACTTTATACTGATACTTACTTCTAAATATACTTGGTGTAGATACTTTAATAAATTTCTTTTTTCTCTTTCCATCTTTAACAACTGTACCCAAATCAAAAAACTCTTTCCATTCTTTTTTATCTCTAACAACTTTGGAATAGAATAACTTTGATCTGTCCTCTGCTGATGCTAGATTAATTGGTGTATCTCCGCATAGCTCTGTAATCATGGTATTTAATTCATGTTCTATCTCTGTGTGTTCATTTCTAAAATCTTTCTCAATGTCAAGAAGTTTAGGAACATCAACCTTGATACCATTATTTTCTATGTCGCATAGTGTTCTGCAAACATCCATGTGTAATTTAACTGTAGCTTTCATTGTGTAGCCCATTCCTTTAAAGAAATATCTAATATATGAGCCTGTG